CGGGCCACAAAACCACAGTTCGTACCGGCTTGCCGCAGGCCACTTGGCGCCTGCTCAACTACGGCGTGCCGAACGGCAAATCAACCACGGCGCAGATCGTCGATACTTGCGGCAACCTCGAGGCGTTCGCGCAAATCGACAAGGACATTGCGGACCTCAACGGTAATACCGCGCCGTTCCGCCTCTCCGAGACCCGTGCCTTTCTTGAGGGCATGAACCAGCAGATGGCGCAGACCCTTATCTACGGCAACATCTCGGTCAACCCGGAACGCTTCCACGGTCTCGCGCCGCGCTACAATACCGTCACCGTCGCCAACAGTCAGACCGCTAACAACGTGGTAGACATGGGCGGCACCGGCTCGACGAACACCTCGATTTGGATCGTAACCTGGGGCGCGGACACTACGCACGGTATCTTCCCGAAAGGCAAGTATACTGGGTTGCAGCACGAGGATATGGGGCCGTGGCCGGTGCAGGACGTTAACGGCAACACTTACATGGCCTACCGAGACCACTACAAATGGGAGTGTGGCCTTACCGTCCGGGACTGGCGCTACAACACGAGGCTCGCGAACATCGACGTTACCCTTCTCAACGGCGGTTCCGCCGCGAACATCATCAACGGCTTGGTTCGCGCCCTTTACCGGCTGCCGACGACCGGGAGCGGGGTCGGCCCGGTGCAGACCACCGACGCCGAGGGCATCAGCGGTTCGATGGGACGCACGGTTATCTACTGCAACCGCACGGTGCGGACTTACCTCGATCTTCAGGCGATGAACAAGACCAACGTCATGCTTCAACTCTCGCAGTTCAACGGGCAGGTGGTATCGACGTTCAGGGGCATCCCGATCAGGACGGTTGATGCGATCCTGAATACCGAAGCTCGTGTGGTCTGATGTGTATATGTGCGACGCGCACCTATACACACTCTAGGAGACTCAGATGATTATCGACGGCCTGCTCCAGTTCACCGGCTCACCGGGCACGGTAAACGCCGACACCCCGACGACCGGCACTCAGACTTCCACCAACACCCTCGACCTCCTCAACGCCCGCGACATGGGAGTTGGAGATGATCCGGCGCTAAAGCTCTTCGTCGAGATAATGACGACCTTTACCGCTGGCACCGACATCACGATCAACCTGCAGGGCGCACCGGATAACGGCTCGGGCGCACCTGGCACCTACGTTACAATGTGGACGAGCGGCGTGGTGGTTGAGGCCGATCTCGTTGCCGGGCGTTACCTCGCCAACGTGGACCTGCCGCGGACCCGGCTGCCAAACGCAAGCGGCCCTACCGCGGCTCAGCCGCTGCCCCGCTTCCTCCGGCTCCAATATGTGACTACCGGCACGCATACCGCCGGCGGCATCTACGCGAGTATCCTTCTTGATCGGCAGGACTACGTGACCTATCCAGCCGGTATCAACATCGTTAACTGAGGTGTGCTATGCGTTCAGAACAGCCTCCGCGGACTGAAGTGCATCAAGCGGCTAATCCGCCGCAACACGATGTTCCGCGGCCACCTGGCAACCCGGCGCAAGAGCGGCCTCGCGAAGGCGCGGGCGGGGGTCCGCAGTACCGCCTTCGCGGCACCCACATCATCGAGGGCCGCACCGTTCCCAAGGGAACGGTAGTTGGAGATGGCGGGGAGTACCCGTGGGATACCGACCCCTCGAATATCATGGAGGGCGTCAATGACGCGGGTAAACGAAAGGTTAATGAGCTTCATCAGCGCCTCTATGGCGTAGACGCGCCTTGGCACGACCCGAAAATCCAGAGAGATACCGAGGAAGACCTGAAGAAGCAAGAGGAACAGCGGAAAGAAGAGGAGGATGCGGAGCCGGTTAGCCACGCGCAAGCTGCGGAGCGCGATAAGGAATGGAAGGGTCGGCCGGACCCTTATGTAGTCGCGAAACAGACTGGGGCTCCGGTGCTTGGTCTCCCTTCCGTGAGTGGTGATACGTCCGCAAATCCTGGCCTCGCTCGGCCCCGCATTAACCAGGAGAATATTCGGGTTGAGCGTCCGCTGGAAGAACAGCTTCCAAGGATAGACTGACTTAGGTGGGTCTCGGGGGGAGACCCACCTCTTTTTAAGGACTCAAAGATGGCTAAGTTCCGCCTCTTGCGCGCCCATTTTATTCCAGGAGATAAGTGGCTCCCTGGCGATCTTGAGAACGAGCCGTTAGGTACTCAGGGGGTCGTGGTTGGGGACGGTACTCCCCACCCGATACGCTGGCCAACCCTCGATATGGAGCCGCTCGACGACGAAGCACGGGAAATGTTAGAAAGGGAACGGGAACGGATCGAGGCTGACCTTGGTGCGGTTGACCCGATAAACCAGCTTCCGCTCGATAATTACGATAACGAGTACATCCCCGGATCTCTTGGGCGGCGTGGCCCACCCAGGCCCGATGGCGCCCCGAGGTTCAAGCGATGAAGCGCCTTTTAGGCGCACTCGCCCTGCTTTTGGCCGGGATCAGTCCCGGCCACGGGCAGAACGCGATCACCCAAGAGGGCACGGTACTTCAGAACAGCCCGATGATGTTCCGCGGCAACAACCGGGCTCGGATGGGTGCGGGTGAGAAGGGCGATGTCGATGGGAAGATGATCGTCGGAGGGTTTGGCGTGGTCGGGCAAGTCTGCTCGTTTTCCGCCACCACCGACAAGGCCGGCTATCACAAGCTCTGCTTCAACCCGAACAACGGCACGCTGGTTTACGACGGCACCGAGTTTCCGATTGGCGCGACGACGATCGACGGCACAAGCCTCGCCCTGCCCGACAACACCGGGTTGAAGGGTGTTATAGGCGACGTTGGCAAAATGGCGATCCGCCTCGGCTACACGACGCCCGGCGACGGTGGCCTCGCTATCTACAACTGGTCCCCGACCAACTGCCCTTTGGCCGACAATGGCGCGCAGGTCCAGCCCAACGGCACGGGCTGCTGGATTGCCGATTTCTCGTTTGGCCCGCCGACCCCGATGGTGTGGGGCGCCAAGGGCGACGGCACTACCAACGACCTTGGGCCGGTCCAGGCCGCCATCACCGCGATGGCCGGCAAGACCCTGCGGCTTGGTCCCTACCGCTACTGCATCGGCTCGCCGGGCATCCTCGTCACGCGCCCTATCCACCTGATCGGCGAGACGCCGAGCAACGTTAACGAGACATCCGCGACACAGTACGGCCTTTACGCCTGTAACACGAATATCGAGATGCTGACCTTCACCGGCGCTGGTGGGACGGTCGCGAGCAGCTCGATTATCGAGAATGTGTTTTTTAACGCCAGTGCTGCCGGGGCGAATACCTGGGGTGCCGGCATCGTCGATGACGGTGTAAACAATATGCAAATCTCGCACGTCCGGATTTGGGGGGCGTGTATCGGGATTGACGAAAAGAAATCCAGCTTTAGCCGCATAGACCAGGTGTATATAACAAACGGCAATACGGTGCAGCCCGGCCCCGATTGCGGCGGCATCCGAGTTGGGCACAATACAAACGACGGCAACACGACCGATTTACGCCTGAGTGACTCGACGATTGACGTTCCCGCCGATTGGGGGCTGCGCATCGAGGATGTCGGTGGCATGATAATAAGCGGCGTCGGTGTTTTGTTTGGCAAGAAGGGGACGGAGATCGCACCTGGACTTGGGGGCGCTACGCAGGCGGTGAACTGGTTATTCGCCAGCAACAGCCCGCTGGGCGACTCAGCTTGTTTTGGCGGTATGACGATCGACACGAAAGCCCCAGGCGCGTCGGTAAATGGGTTGTCCTTTACCGGGACGTGGACAGCATCAACCGGCGGATCGCCGTATTTTAGCAACTGTACCGGCGACGGCGTGTGGATCGGCAATACTGGCGGCGGCACTGTCCGAGGTATCTACTTTGTCGGGCACAAATCGTACAACAATTTCGGCTGGGGGATGACAATCGGCCAGAATGCCCTCGAGGTGGCGATTGACTCCAGCTCGATATGCAACAATTCCGTCTGGTCCATGCAGCATCCGGAGACTTATGGCGGCATCCTTATCGGGCAATACGCCTCTAACATTGCGATCCGCAATAACCGGATCAGTGGTCATTGCGTCGAGACCCACGCCGGCGACAACCTCCAGCATTCTGGAGTGTTCATAACTGGCGACAACAGCAATCTGGTGATTATCGGCAACGACCTGCGCGATAACCAGAGCCTCGGGATCGGCGGCGCGGCGCTGTTGACCGGCGACAACATCATCAAGAATAACACCGTTGCAG